CTCAAACTTATACCCAACGGTTGGTGTGATGGACGCCGTGAATAATACCATGGTGAAAGGACAAATAGACCGCGTTACAGAGGGTACAGACGGATTGGTACTTATGCATAAGCTTTCAACAGAGGCTGGTTGCTGTGGTGCCCCTTGCGTCGATGGACGTGGTTTGATTGTTGGTATTCATCATGCTGATCAGGAAGAACTTGCGATCACTGAGGAGATTCTGCAGTTTTTTCGGGACCCGAGACTCCGGAACAATGCTCCCCGCATTATTCCGGCCCCCGAGGCCAATCCATGGCACACAGTACTCAACGAGTACCCTCCCCGCCCCCTCAGGATCGCCCGCAGGAACAGGTCCAACGACCCACGACTTCAGTCACAGACTCCAGTGGCCGGAGCCGGTGTATGGCAGGGCGCGCGTTCCGCGCGTCCTACCCAGCAGTTCCTTCAACGATGAGCAGGCCTTCGGGTTTGCTCCGTCCCCGTTAGACGCGTTGTCGTTGTACAATGGTGTGGCCAAGTTCGAGCATCCGCAATGCTTTGGGTCACACGCGGAGGCGTTGTTTGCTTTGGAGGTTCTCGAGGCTGTGTTTCCCTTCTTAGAACACCATACACAACTGGCAGAGGATTCGGTTGTTCTGGAGTTGCTGGAAGATAAGAAGCACAAGGCGGCTGGCGATCCATGGCGAATCCAGGGAGCCCACTCGAAGGGTGAGGCACTCAGGAAGTTCGGCCTGTCGCAGCTAGAAGAGTTCTACAGAGGAGATACGTCGGTTATTGGTTCGACCCTCAAGGACGAGCTGAGACCGATAGGAAAGGACGCCCGATTGTTTCGCCCTCAGGATGTGAGTTCTTACATCGAGGGTGCACGTCTTTTTCATTCGCAGAACATGTATTTGACGGAAACTCATAGAAGCCCGGTCTTTTGCAGGTTCGTTGTCCCAGGGCAGGATGTTGTTCAGATGTTTTGTTCTTTACGGCGTCACGGCGGCGAGAACTTCGCTGCTGATGGCGCCCAGTGGGATGCGCATTTCCCGTTGTTCGTGGCCTCGATTTTAGCTGAGTTCCGCATCAGCGGTGGTCTTCCTCGAGATCGCGTTGAGCGGTACTACCAGCAAATGTACTCAGGTTACACGCTAGTGTTTGACGAATTGTTGAATTTGCCAGGACAGCCGTCTGGGCATTTCAACACTTCGGTAGACAACAGCTTGTGTCACATTGTCCTTATGGCCATACATGCGTTTCGTCACCATTTTTCTTTGGAGCAGTTCCTCAGAGAGGTCAAGTACTACTCCTGTGGAGACGATCTTGTCTGGTCCACGCGTTCACCATTGTTTCGTCCCGTAGAGCTGGAGAAAACATACAACTCGCTGTGTGTTTATCTCGAATTCCAGTCGTTCGACTCTTTGCCTGTCGAAGAGCTTGTCTTCGTTGGAGTCAAACTCACGAAGCGAACGTTTGGAGGTCGGGAGTTTGAACTCTTCACTCTTGTGTCGCCACGTAGTTTCGCGTCTCTGCATATCCACAAGCGCAAGACCATCAGGTCGCCTTTGTTAAAACTTGCGAAGTTTGCTTCATTGGCTATTTTATGGTTTTGCGATGTGGATCGGTACAAACTTGCCCGTAACATGTTCGAGCAAGAGTTGGCTCACTGCGTACGTAAAGGCAGTTTGAGTCCTGCTGATCCAGTTGTCGTTGGTCTCTGGGGTGCAACCCAGGAACGACGGCTGCTTCACCAGTACTTAGGCTGGGAGTTCAAGCAGCATGAGGAGTTCTCTGTTAGCTTGAGCTTTGGACCATCATGGAACTCTAGAGGTGGTTTAAGTGAGTCATGTCGCAGACTTTGCGGAATGTCATCGGAGCTGGGAACCCCGTGTTCGGTTCTACTCCGACGGGAGCGGATTGGTGTGTGAAGGCGTTGCATCCGTCAGATCCTATGACGGAGGTGAGAGGGATCCCGGATCAGAGTGCTTTGCCGTCACTCTGTATGAACTATCAGTCAACGTTCACGCTGACTCCACCGAACGGCTCAACAGGATTGTGGCAGTTTGATGCAAGTTTGATTCCCCATCCCGTGTGTTTTATGGCGTATTCTATGACAACTTCACTCGGGCAGCAGAATGGCAACTTGTTCAATTCGCAATTGGAGGGCGCTACGCACGCGACCAAGTATCAGGCTTTTAAGGAGCTTGCACAACGTTGGCGGTTGGCGTACATGTCGGTCACAGTCTATCAAGACGGTCCTGACCTTGCGAACCAGGGTACGCTGGTGGTTGCACAGCCACCGGTGTCTCCGCGCGTTCGCTTCGTCGGTTCACCGAGAGGTACTTCGTCAGGTGTTGCTCTTCCTGTGCTATTCGCACCGAAGGCGTGTGAGTGGACACAGGAGGATCGACCAGATTTCAATCGCTCGCAGGCGATGCCGAACGCATACTTCAACAAGTCTAAGGAAGGTGCCTATATACCGTTGAAGTTAACAGAGACCTGTCAAGATTGGGTGTCGGAAGCAGATGAGATCGGGCAGGCGGTGTTCACACCACACCCGGTCCCTACGGCGAATAATACTGGCATCTACTCGCTCGGCAATGCGTTGGCCGAGTATCCCTTCTATGACCTTGCTCAGATTCTCGTTGATGGGACTGGTTACCTCACGGGTCAAAGTACTAGTTGCCCTTTGAGTGGGAATTGGGCTCATGTCAGCGCACGAAATTTGGCAGTGACGACTAGTTACAGCTTTTTTGTGCGTTGTGGCATCGAGATGCAGGTGAGCCCGAGTTCTACTCTTTCGCCGCAACTTAAGCTCTCTCCTCCCTACGACCCTGTTGCGTTGTCGACCTACTACAGTGTGTGTCGTGAGTTGAAGGACGCGTATCCAGCGGACTACAACACCACGGGCAAGCTGTGGGGGGTCATTAAGCAGGCGTTGAATGCTCTTGACCCATATGTCAAGATGCTACCTGGCGCGAACATTATTCGACCATTGGGCATGGCGGGCGTTGCGGTAGGTGACGCGGTTGTGGCCCGACGCCAGAGGAAGAAGAAGGCGAAGAAAGTTGGTTTGTCCGAGGGTCCTATCATGATGGACAACGGCAAGGGCCAGCTTGTGCAGGTGGGCGTGGCGCAGCGAAAGCGCAAGCCACGCGCGCGGAAGGCGGGTAAACCTCTTCGCGGCAACCGTCGCGTGAGGGCCAAGTGAGGGCAACCCGCCTTAAAAGGCAACATGCAAAGGTTTACGTTGTAAGTCTAGTTTTTAAACTAGCATACGTTTTCCCTGGCAGGGGCACAACGACCCCCCCTTTGTGAGTTAGGCTAGGGCAAGCCGAGGTCTTTTACGACCGCCCATTGTCCACTTTGGATAGTTAGTTACGCCCGTGACAGGAAGCGAAAGCGGTCCTGTCGCCAGAAGCACGCAACTCTTCGAAGTGTAGACCTTGTTCCCGCTCCCAGGAGGGGCGGATGGGGTGCCACAGGGCCTTAGGGCCTTAGATCTGCTGGACGAGAAAGCAGACCCCCGTGGTTTCAACCGGTGTCGTCTGGTCAACGCCCGGGCCGATTGGTACGAATCGGTTGGTGGCCGCCGTACTCCGTCATGAACGGTGCCTGAGCTTCGCTTAGGACGGCTATCCGCCTGGGGTTTTTCTAAACCTCGGGCGACGAGGTTTTTATTCACCCC